AGAACCTGTACACAGTATGGCTTTAATTGAGTAGATGGCTACATTCAAGTTTACGAACTTGTCTAGTAGTCGTTATTTAATTATTTATGCCTAAACATATTTCGGTGCTGATATACCACTATTTGAAGTATCCCGTATATCATCTTATTTGTGTTTATGTAACCGTGACGGCAATGTTTTGCCCTTGTAGACAAATTCATATTTATATATATATATACATATTTAGTTTATCCATGTTACATGTTTAGCGTTTAGACATTTAGTTTTTATATGCGTGTTTAGTATATGAGTTATAACAAATTATAAACAATATAAAATTACAAAAAGGATATGCACTCTTGAAGTGCATAGGATGCATTAGATACGTTTCCAGTATAAAAAGTGCCTGAATAAGGACTTTATAAATGAACGTATTTTGGATTTTTGGATCGAGTACAGCCGTAAATAGGCTCGAGCTTGTTAAACTTAGGCTTTTAGGAGAAGTGTTTATAATAGCTCGTTCAGTAAAAGGACAGGAGGCTTGAAGGTTTGCTCCTGGTTGAAGGAATCATTTGATAGACTTCGCCATGTTGTTACTCGAGTATCTGAGGCCTACAATGGTAGGCCAAGACGATTAAAATGAAGATGGACACGGAGACCCACTTCATCTGGTTTGATGCCCAGTTTGATTTCTCCCTTAGCTAGGTAGGTTTCCTAGTGACGTGGGACTGCGGACAGGACAGCCAAGTTTACGGATGCGCTTTAAGAATCCGAACCCATACCCGTAGATGAAACGGGCCCAAAACAATCACCAACCATGAATTTTCTCTTCTGCCAGTTTTACACTTGGAGATTCACATCTTCTTTCTTTTCTTTTTCTTCAGCATTTCCAATATGTCGAAGTTTATATCTGAAAAACGCCCCTTTGAGGGTCAAAGTGACGATGGAATGGATGAGAAATGTGCGGCGCGTAGTTTATACTACCGTCGCAGGTCGGTTTGTGGAGGAAAACGTCGAAATGAACGTGAACAACGTCGCCGTTATGCGCGCGTATATAAGCGCCGTGATACTATCACTGATGTATCAACTGTGGAAGTTATTCCACACGGAAAAACGGACCCTGGAGCTGAGGGAAATAGGTTGCAGAACAGTAGATTGCCTGGTGCAAGTTCTTTGGATTCTGCTTCCAATTCCATATCGGCTTTTATTGGCTCGACTGTTAATCGCGCTGCGATTAATTTTGGGCTTTCGACAGCGGTGGAGGGAAATCCACCGCCTACCGCACCCCAAATGACTTTTGGAGTGCCCCCAACTGTTGCTGGTAATCCGCCAGCACGCACAATATCTGAAGCGGTTTCCAATATGACACTTCAGTCTTCAGGTCCGCCTGTACCAATGGATATTTCTGTTACCTCTTCCGAGCAGTTTGCAGATGCTGCAGAGGATTTGTCCCCCGTAAGGGACGCCCCTGTTCGTGAAGTTAAGGAGAGAAAAGTCCCGCCCAATCCAGCTGTATCTGCTATAGAAACAGCTGTTCCTGTTGTGACAGCCTCCAAGCGATTGAAGGATGTCCGTAACACTTGCGCCCATGCAGTGGTTGATACGCAACCTGTAGATGCCGCATCTAGAAAGGAAATTCTAGAAGATAGTTCGGTAGTGAGTGCATTGTCTGAAATGCAAAAGGATGCTGAATCAGTTCCTGAAGCTCAGCGCGAGCAAGTTGACACTTGGATGGGTCATGCGGAAAATTTGCTTATATTTGCTTACCAAATGTACCGAGCATCGTCAATTACTGACGCGTTCGCTGCTACGGTAGCTTATATAAAAATGTACATCAAAGGCAAATCAATAGCAATGGAATTGCTTAAATTGCTCAATGATGTTACAACACCTTCTCCCAAGAAAGAGGAGGAGGACGATGACAGTACCATCGACTCAGATGATGTCGATCCACATGGTGTGTTGGATACGATTGTCAATACGTGGGATCTGCTAAAGAATCATGCTATTTTTTCGAAAATTAGTTATCTTATATCAGCAGCTCTCTCCATGACGGTCAGTAGTATCCGTGAAATCAAGTGGTCGCCCGGCGGTTTAAAGTTGATCCATATAGAAGCTCTTAAGGAACAACTTAAAGCCGTTGATCTGATTGATGCTATTGTCAGAACGTTTGCTTGGATGGTAGAAACTGGTTACCAGTGCATGAAGGAGTGTTCGTTGGCTCCCTTGCTATATGGTAATCAGCGTATGCGCGAATTTTATTTGCTTTTTGATGAAGTATCCGCTAAAGCTAATGATGCTTTGGCAGGTAATTGTGAAGATTTTGGCGAGTTTGAGAAAAAAGTTGACGCAGCCTTGGATTTGGTGTGCTCGCTTAAGAAAGTCAGGCCGGATGGTACAACCGCAGGTTGGTTGCAAGCCCGGTATGAAAAACTTGTGGAGATCAAGGAAAAGGCTATTGCCAAGAGAAAAAACACTAACATGCGTTTTGCTCCTATTGGCTGGTCTATTTCTGGTCCGACTGGAGTCGGAAAATCGACTCTATCAAAACTTACCATGAATACTTCGCTGAAAGCTATGAAATTTCAAGCAGACCCCAGCAGAATTATCACTATGGACGATGCTGATAAGTATCAGTCCACTTACACTTCAGATATTGAAGGTGTATATTTTGATGATTTTGCAAACATGTCGCCACGATTTGCTGCGGGTAACGGAGATACACCAGCTAGTAAGTTAATTAAATTCTTCAATAATATGGCAGCACAAGCCGTTAAGGCTGAACTGCAAGAGAAAGGAAGAGTTTTTATCGACTTCAAGTGTGGTGTTGTTACAACCAATGTCAAAGATTTGGATGCTCGTTACTACAGTAATGCTCCTGAAGCTATCTTGCGCAGATTTTATCACGTAAGTGTGGAGGTACAATCCAAGTTTCAGAAAGTTGGATCGGTAAGTCTTAATCCTGCTCACCCAGAGATTTTAAAAGACAGGAGTCTTTTGAAAGATGTCTGGTCAATCACCGTTGAGCGCGTCATTGCTTTCGTAGGAAGCGAAGGACGTGTTCATTACGATTTTGAGCCAATGGATATTGATACCATTAATGGTCCAATTCATACTGAGGAAATGACTCTTTCCGAATATTTGCAAGTTGTTGCAGCATTATCGCGTGAGCACAAGGAAGTGCAAGATCGCGTGGTCAGTAAGGCGAACGAATTTGACACAATGGAATATTGTGGGGAATGTTGCTTACCCAAGCCAATGTGTATCTGCCAGAATGATGAGTGTGTGCCTCATGCATATGAAGCACTAACTAATATTCTTGCAGATACTGTAAGGTCCACGGTATACTCATATTTTGATTCTTGGACATCTCCTTTGGAGTGGTTAAACTACGCTGTGGGCTACTCTCCCATCAGGCGTATGATCACTCAGAAGTTGGCGAAAGAAATCTTTAGTGATTTGGACTTTTACATTACTCCTTGGTTTGTGGCATTTATTCCCCAAGATGTTTATTCATCGACATATTTTCAATATGCTGTTTCTTGGTGGCAAACTGCAGCCGCGCTATACGATTTTCGTAAGCACTTAAAGCGATTCTTTTATTTCACGCTCTTTGGTTTATTCCTATCGTGGTGTAATAGGAGTTGGGTTGGTGTTTTCTGGGTGTGCGCTATCAACACGTTTTGCACTTTTTACCTTTGGGTAGGGTACTTGCGAAGAAAGTACTTGATGCGACGTGCTTATAACGAGCGCCGGGATGCTCTCCCAGCATACGTTAAGGAGTTGCGTGATTCCGATATCCCAACTTACGCCTTAATGACTGCTTCATTAGTAATTGGTGTAAAGTTGTTGCATATTTGGAACAATCGCAGGTTGCAAACCCAAGGGTTAGAGAGTCCTGCCTCTATCGACCAGTCTTTAGGCTGGTTCGATAGATGGTTGGGCTCAGTTGGTTTCAAATATCAAAGCAACCCCGCTGTCAAGAACGTGTCGCCAGATCAGGTAACTGAAACGTTGCCGAAGAATTTGTGGTGGGCTACTTTTGAACGATCCAATGGCACCACCACTGGCTGTAATATAGTAAGTTTGCAAAATGGTTTCATTTTGATGCCCGAACATATATTTTATCCTGGAGGAGACATGACTAAAGTCCCTTGTCCATGGGTTAATGTTTCGGTTGTAAAAACAGCCAAAGGAGCCGGAGCTCGGTTCCGTTTTAAGGCAGAACGCTCAACATATTCATATTTGTTTGAAGAGTTGGACATGCGAATGGTGTATGTGCCAAATCTCGATAATGTGAAGAGTGCTTGGCGTTTTCTGCCAGTGGATCAACCCACAGGTAGCAATGTGGCCAATTTCTTTTTGAGAGAAAGTGATGGTCAGCTAACTGTGGAAGTTGTGAATGCTACTATGAAACGAGTAGCTCACAAGTTTCGCTCGATGCCAGGAGGAGATTACACAGCCACCTCTGCAAAAGATGGTGCGTGTATGGGTTTAGTCACTGCTAAGAAAAATAGCCCTGTGATCCTTGGTTTCCACATAGGTGGTAATGGAAAAGGCTATGGTATTATGCAGACCCTAACACTCCCGCGGTATTTGGAAGCGATATCGCTGCTTGGAAAACAAGACGGCGTGGTAGTGATGGCTCAGTCAGCCGAACTACCGAAACAACAATTTGGTCGCGATGTGCTCAAATCGGAGACGGTTAATCCCAAGGCGAAGTTTATAACTTCTTTGGGACCCGATGCAGCGATTCATGTGTGTGGTTCAACTCGTTTGAGAAGCACACAGAAATCTTGTGTCGAACCGTCAATTTTGTCCCAGCACGTTACAGACATTATGGGTGTAGCGTGTGAGCATGGACCTCCCAAGCTGGATCCGAATTGGGAAGCTTACAATGCAACTTTACAGTACATTGTAGACCCTGCGGACCAGTTTCTCCCTTCCGAACTGGAAAGAGCCCGAAGAGATTGGATGCGAGATCTTGAATATATGATGGAAACTTATCCAGAATATGAGGATTTTCGGCCTTTGACATTCAAAGAATCCATCATGGGCATTCCGGGGAAGCGTTTCCTAGACCCGTTGATAATGAGTACTAGTATGGGCTTTCCCGTCTTTGGTGAGAAAACGCGCTTTTTCACAGAACACAGAGACGGAGAACGATTACTAGACCGCATTCCGGATCCGGAAATTGTAAAAGAGTTTGAGAGGTTGATGTCTTGTTGGGAACGAGGCGAAAGAGCATATCCTATTTGCTGTGCGACACTAAAAGATGAACCAACAGCAATAGGAAAAACAAAAGTTCGAGTTTTCCAAGCCGCACCTGTATGTTTTTCATTAGCTATTCGAATGTACTTTCTACCAATAGCACGATTTTTATCGTTGCATCCATTGGAGTCTGAAAGTGCCGTAGGAGTGAATTGTTTTTCACCTGAGTGGAAAGAGCTAATGGATCATGCAGGAAAGTTTGGCCAAGATGGGAAACGATTAGCACTTGATCACGAAAAGTATGACGTACGTATGTCATCTCAAATAGTGTCAGCTGTGCTTAAGAGTTTCATAGAATTGGCCGCACTTGGCGGTTATCCCGAACATGCACTCAAAATCATGACGGCCATGATAGCAGATATGGTCCATCCAATGATAGATTGGAATGGAACTTTGCTTATGGCTTTCAATATGAACACTTCAGGAAACAACATAACAGTGAACATTAACAGCGTAGCTGGTTCATTATATGTTAGAATGGGTTTCTTTTCAGTGTATCCAGAAGTACGCGATTTTCGAAGTTGTGTTGCGGCGATGACATATGGTGATGATTTTTTAGGATCTGTGAAAGAAGAGTATAGAGGTTTTAATTTCCATAGTTTTCAACAGTTCTTAAGAAAGCATAACATGAACATAACGCCACCAGATAAGACTAGCGAAGGTTGCGATTTTCTGGATGCATCAAAAGCTGATTTCCTGAAGAGAGTAAGCTCTCATATTGATGGAGTGCCCGTGCCTATCGGAAAATTAACCGAGAAGAGCATTTTCAAATCTCTGCACACAAATGTGCGTTCGAAGACCACTTCAAAAGAGGAAGTAGCCGTTTCCTGTATGGAAACAGCACTTCATGAGTGGTTTGCTTACGGTCGCGAACACTATGAGGAACGACTGGAGCAAATGAAACTGGTTGCACGTGCTGCTGGATTATGCCCCACTAAGGCTTTCGTATCTTACGATGAGCGAGTGCGTGGGTGGCATGAGAAGTACGGCGATCAGTTGCCTCAGTCCTAGGGTGGGACTGAGGTTTGTATATTACCCCACCTCAGCATTTTGGATTGCTGAGGTTGCATATTATGTTTGGATACCAACTGTGCATAGTTAGGCTTACATATTATATTTATTCCATATTCTTTATTTAGTTATTATATATGCACGTATTTGTACTATTTATAAAACTTTTTCCTGTATTTATTTATATGACCCCTTTGGTGGGAAGGAGAAATCCCGAATCTCTATATTTGGGGAGCTTAGAAGGTGCTCTGAACCTTTTAGTGTTGGATAACACGAACCATGGAGAGATACTACCTCACTCCATGGAAACGCCGTCTGACGGCGGTCCAGAAGATGGGACACCAGCTACGTCACTGAATAGCCAGAATGTTCATTTTACGGATGCCCATCCTGGATTTGTTGACGATCGCGGTTGGACTAACCGTGATCCCCTTCGAGATTACACGCTTACAAAAGACTCCGATCTACAGAATTTCTTCTCACGACCTATCAAGGTCGAAGAGATTGAATGGAGTGTAGGAGGAGGTGTTTTGTATATCAATTTTGATCCATGGCGTGCATATTTTGAAGACAAGAGAGTGATCAATAGGATTTCAAATTATAAACTGATGCGAGCAAATTTGCGCGTTAAGTTTATGTTGAACGGTAATGCATTTTACTATGGTCGAGCTATAGCATCATACATCCCAAGAGTCGCGGATGATGATGTGTCTATAATCCGATCAGGTATACAAGCGGATATCGTGGAGGCGTCCCAAAGGCCGCACGTGTATTTGAATCCTACTGAGTCACAAGGTGGAGAATTATTTTTGCCATTCTTTACTCCCTATAACATGCTTGACATCCCAGAACAAGGATGGCGTGATATGGGGCAGATGACAATTACATCTATCCAACCTTTGAAACATGCCAATGGTGCTACTACCCCGATTAGCATATCAGTTTTTGTTTGGGCCGAAAATGTTGAATTAACAGGCTTGACTCAAACAAATCCTGGCTCTATCGTACCACAAGCTCAGGAATATGAGGGCATAGTTTCAAAGCCAGCTTCCATTGTTGCCAAAGTAGCAGGCACTTTGAAAATGATACCCCAGATCAGCGGGTTCGCTACAGCAACTGAGATAGGTGCTAGGTCGATCGCGAAAATGGCTGCAATTTTTGGTTTTAGTAAACCTACAGAACCGCGCATATGTCCACTCCAACCCATGACTCGCCAATCCATGGCAGACACTGATGGAGCTGAAAACATAGTTAGGCTCGTTGTTGACACCAAGAACGAATTGTCCATTGATCCATCCATTTGTGGTATAGATGCCGGGGACGAATTGGTGATTCACAGCATTGCTTCGCGTGAATCATTCGTGACTTCGTTTCCATGGTACGTTGGCATGCCGGTAGAATTACTGTTGTTTAACATAGTAGTAGATCCATGTGTTCATACAAACTATGGTTCAGATCCAGAAATTCACATGCCAGCAGTGTGCTATGCAACTATGCCATTCGAATATTGGAAAGGATCATTGAGATACCGTTTCCAAATTGTGGCAAGTAATTATCACAAAGGAAGGTTGAAGTTCGTTTATGACCCGGTTGGCACACCAGCATCCGGTAGTTCCGAATACAACGTGGCTTATACACAAATTGTGGACATTGCGGAAAACAATGATTTTGCGATAGAAGTCGGTTGGGGCCAATCTACACCATGGCGCACACATAGTTATGCCAGTACTCATTCGTCATCTATGTACAGTCAAGGTCCTTTGCCTTATAGTAGTATTGGTTCTTCTTTAGGTAATGGAACGCTGTCTGTATACGTGGTGAACGAATTAACAGTACCGAACGATGTTGTTGACAATGACATTGAGATTAATGTTTTTGTCTCTGCCTGTGATGATTTCGAGGTCGCATGTCCCACAGATTACTATCTGGGATCCTTAGCATTTTCTCCACCTATTACACCTCAGTCTTTGGAAATAGACAATGTACCTGTAGCAGCTCCCCCAGTTTTGAATACTATGGGACCAAAGAGTCCTGTAGACTCGTTGATCAATCGAATTCATATGGGTGAAGCTGTAGTATCTTTTAGAACGTTACTAAAAAGATACAACTTACATGAGGTAATGACGTATTATACAGAATCCTTCTTAGGTAACTATGCAATAGTTGTTTTTAGGCGTAATATGTTTCCATATACACCTGGTTACACGCCCTTCACGAACGCTCAGAACAATATTATTGAAGATTTACCAACAGGAGGATATGCGTATGCAAAGATGACTTTGTTGAATTATTTGCAGCGAGGATATGCTGCATGGAGAGGATCCATACGTTATACTGTCGACACAACTCCAAATATTTGGAGTGCTGCAGATAGTACGTATGCATCGCTCATTGATTCTACATGGTCTGTTTCTCGTATAAATCCATACGCTGCACTAGGAGATTCAATCCCTACCAATGAAGTGATTTATCCTGATTTATCATCGTTAGCAACACTCAAGTACGACGTGTTGCGAACGAATGAGTACTCTAGTGGTATATCAGGTGTCACTCGTTGGAATACTAAGGTGAATCCAGTTCAATCATTTGAAATACCTTTCTACTCTGATAAGAGATTTGCTCCTGCACGCAGGAACACTAGATGGGTATTGCCTGATTACGACCAGCAATCATTTGAGTTGTTAGGCTCATGTGTTCCTGGACTGGATCCTGTGCAAGTGTATAGTTACGTCGCAGCAGGTGAAGATTTTACTTTGGCATTCTACTTAAGTCCGCCAGTTCTCTATTATCAACAATTGCCTTCACCATAGAATAAATCCGCTTACGGGGCGGTGCTCATAGAGCTTTCCCAATTTTTAAAATTGGACTTTTAAGACTTCTGATAGCCCAGAAGTGCGCTAGGACAATGTCCTACCGTTGGTATTACTACCGAGTTTATACTCAGTACAGGTTTTTAAACTTAGTGGTAATACCACTAGGTTGAATTTTCCCTGTATTCAACGATGACGCTAAACTTGTTAATAATGCCAGGATGTAATGTACTACTACATCAATTCATAGGGTTGGAAATTCCCTTGGAGAATTGATGTTTTACT